TTATCTATCTCTTACTACACTGTTAACTTTCCGAATATCGCAACCCATTTTAGAACCAAATTCAACTTCCATACTCTTTAATTTCTCTGAAATCGCTTTATCGTAAGACTTATCAATTCTATTTTGTGGGTAAAGTTGTTGCCTTGTAAATTTTCCCATAAATAAATCTTTAACGTAGATGTTAGCAGATTGATAATGTATGCTATCGGGTCTGATTTCAACTTCACGCCCCAGATGAATTATCGTACATATATTTCTCATACGACAAATTTTACTAATAATTTTAGCAATTACAAAATCAGTTATAAACAATTAATTTAAGTGCTACCGTAAATTATAAATACTGATTTATATATATTTGACTATGAAAAATTTATATGCTCTCGCTATCTCATTGATTTTTTTCGTCAATGCTTTCGGTCAAACTCACAAATCAATCGTTGATGTCTTAGTTGAAGTTCATTCTATTGAATCAGATAAACAAAAAGAATTCTTTACTAATCTTGGTTTTCAATTTACGAAAATAGATGATGAAGGACTGACTACATTTAGTAAGGAAAAATCAGAAAAATCTGATAAATATTTGGCTGACGATTTAACTGAATATCCTATTTTTAGTTACTTCACACACAATGATGAGCAATTTTCAAATGCTATTGCTTATGCAAGAAAAAATGGATGGAAAGAGTCAAAAATTAATATGGAAGCAAACGATGGAAAGGAATATTTGCAGAGAGGAAAATATCTTTTGATATGCTCAAAGTTTAGTGAAGATTCAAAAACCTCCTATTACCAACTATCTGTGGTAGAAAAACTATAAAATTTGTAAATACTCTATGCATAATAGAAAACCATTTTTTTTACAAAAAATAGTAGCTTATATCTTAGTTATAATAATAATCGTGGCTGTGGTTGTGAATCTGGTGAATTGGTTATTTGATTTATAATAAAAATGCAGATAGCATTGACTACCTGCGCCCAATATTTAAATCATTTCAAACTTTAGATATATCGTAATTATTTGTCCTTTTGTTCAATCTTACTTTTCAGCGTTCCAAACACATTAGAAACTATCTCTTTCGCTTGCGTAGCCACCTTAATACCTGTTAAGTGTTCTATATTTTCAACAATTCCCGAAAATAAAGCTACCAATGGAATGCCAACCATCAATTTGAAAATTGCTAAGTCTTCTTTTAAATAGCTGGTTTGGAAATAATGTATGACCAGGATATAGATTAAAAAAAGTGTAATGTCTTTGATTTGCTTAATCAGAAATGCCTTAAAATTGATTTTCTCTTTCTTATCGATGCAAACCCATACATCAAGAATGGCATCGATTATTACAAATACAACTAGCATTATAGCCAATTCTCTAGCTGGCTCAAACCAAATTATAAAAACTCCGATCAGTTGAAGAAACCATAATTTTAATGTTGTAAATAAGGATGTGATTTGCTGTAACATAAGATTATGATTTAAATAAATTAATCTCACGATTACGCCTATTTACAAGCACGTCAATAATTTTTTTAGCAGCGTGAACCCATTTCTTAAATTCTTTTAAAATCTCATCCAGAGAAGCTTTAGAATTGATTTTCTTTAATAGCGTTGAGGTTGAAAATGCAAACGTTCCAACATTGTAGCAGAAGGAAACCAAAGCATTAAATTGATTTTGCTTCAATGGTACTTTCACATTCTTGTTTACTGCATCTTCATAAATTGAGATTTTTTTATCAAATAAATCTTTAGCTTCTGCCAATGTGATTTTATCACCTTTTTTAACTGGTCGGTTATCCAAGTGATAGGTATTTCCATAACCTATAGTCCAAACGCCTGCAGGACATAAATAAGCTTCAAGCCTTAAACCTTCTTCATTGTGAATAAATTTTATTCCATTTCCATCTAATTTCATTTAGTTTTTAATTCTGTTAATTCCACGTTTTAGCCACGTGCAGCTCTCCAACCAGTATAGACTGGCTTGGTGTAAGTTGCGATGTTATAATTATCATCGCCCATCATTATTGTTTTTGAATAGATAAATAATCCCTCATTATCTTCATTTAATAATTCAAACAACTCAACATTTGATGTATCATTCTTCAAACTTAGCTGTGCCTTAAATGGCATATATTTTCCCGTGAGATTATCAATATTGTAAACCTTGCCAAAATCAAATTCACCCTTTACCGAACTGCTGAAATTCTTGAAAGGCTCTCGATATTGATTGAGAATTGATTTGCTGGCTATCTCTAATAATGGTTTGGATTCGTTTTTCCCTTCTCTAGCCCAATTTTGGGTGTAGGTGTAACCAGTTGATGTATTTAACATCAGTTGATTCGTATATCCTATTGATTTGAACTCACCAAATAAAGGTTCGAACTCCGTATAAGGGTCTAAATAATTCAAGTCACTTATTAGCTTGTACTTTTCACCTGTATACTTCGATGAATTTTTATAATCATACTTAATTGAAAACTCCCTAAGTATCATATCATCGTTTTTCAAACCTGCTGAATTATTAAAGGGTGCAAATATGTAAACCTGCATACTGGTATAAGTTGCATCGTAAATTGGTGTTACATTTATTTCATCCACGAAAAAATAGTCCTGTCGCCAATTACCTCCGATCCTTCTATAAATAGCTGGATAGCTACCATCGGGTGCTTGAACTTTAATATAATTGAATGAATTTGACCATTGGTAACTTCCATCTGCATTCTTATATAGCCAACTAGTATTAGTTGGTGAAGTAATCTTAATGGCAATACGAAGATTTGCTGAATGTCCAATTCTCAATTTAATAGTATCAACATTTCCGATAAATGAATTAAAGTTGTTTACCAGAAATGAAAGGTTAGGACTATTGGCATTTATACTTCCATCGTTATCATTACGTGTGTTAATTTGCAAGATTGAATCACTTCTGGTATTACCTGTTTTTGCAACTGATAGACCATTATTAACCCAAAATTTAGGTGTGCCACTCTCCCATTCAGTAAATTTTGAATTTAACAATAATTCATCAGCTACATTGCATTCATTACTAACTGTCAAAGATTTAAAAGGGGTTTGATAGGTAAAATTAGCATCATTATTGACAAACCTTAATTCACTATTCCTACCAATAGTTGATGTAATATTTGAAGTTGTTACTGCGTTTGAGGTTGAAGAAGCACTATCAAAAGAAATGTTATAAATCCTTCTAATTAGGTTGCTTTGAAGTTTATAGTTAACTCTTTCAATAAAATATTTACCCTCCTTATAATAAATATAAGCATTGTAGATTTCCAAAATTGATTTCAAAACTTCGCTACAATTATTTACATCGGTATCATTTTTCAAGTAAACAAACGGATTGACAAAAACCCTATTTAATGCTTCATTGCTTGCATTATTTTTGTCGATTCTGCTCTCATATAAATCGATGGATGACACTAACTGTATTCCATTTTTTAACCTGCTTAAACAAGCTAAAATCGCCTCTATTTGGGTCATTTTATTTAAATACAAGTTTCCAATTGATGGTTTGAAATCCAAAAATTTTAAATCACCTAATCCATCAGTTGCACGTATTGTAACTAAATAAGGTAAAGGCATAAATGGCTCATTATAATTATCCTGAATCACAAAACCTGACCAATACAAAGCATCGTTTTTTAATATCTCAATTTTAAAATCATCCTTATTGGCTTTCACGATTTCAGTGAACTGATAATTATATTTTGCGTAAAATGTAATAGCACATTCACTACCTCGAATGGTTTCAAATTTGTTCTCACCGCCATTGTAATTGATTATTACTGGCTCACCTCCCATCACTAAATCAGTAACAGCAGATGCATAATCTTTTTGAAGTATTCTAACTTTATAGTTAACACCTAATTCAGATTTAAATTCTGATTTATATTTAATTCCGTATGCCATTATGAAGTTCTTAACTGTCTTTTGCTGTGATTATTAAGCACACCAACTAATTTATCACCTTGAATTTCAAAGTAAACCTGACCACCACTAGAGCCACCAACATCACCTAACATTGATTTAAGTGAGTTTAAAGGTGCTACAACTTCTGGATTACCTCTACCAGCAGATGGATATTCTCCAAAAATCGCATTAGTCGGGCTTGACACAATTCCACCTTTAGCAAATGCTGTTTGCTTTTGTTGCTTTCCACCACCTAATAACCCTGCAAATGCACCAGCAGCAACTTTTAAGGCAAGACCAGCAGCAATTGCAGCAGGCGCAGCAAATAAACCAGCACCTGGAACTAATAGTGCAGCATCCAATTTGGATTTAACCAAAGCAGCAACACCATACTGTAAAAGCATATCACCAAATTGTGATAGAAACTTTCCAAATGCACCAATTAAACTTTGACCGAATGCTGCTATTACGTTACCACCTGTGGCAAAAGCTTCACCAATTGAGCTGAATGCATCACCCAATCCTCCAGCAATACCATCTGTAATTAATCCTGTAAATTGAGTGTTGAAATTTTTTGCTAGTCCTAATATCTTTTGAAAATCTTTGTCAACGCCAACACTCTGAATTTTAGGTAAAGCTATTTTAGCTTCTGATGTTTTACCTTTGCTATCGCTAACCTTATTACTAAATCCTTTAGGTAATTGAAGTAAGTTATTATCTTGCTGTAGTGCCTGTAATTTCTTTATTGATGATGATAAAGGGTCAACACCGTTTTTAATTAATCCATTAATTGCATCTTGATATGCTCCTATCCTACTTACAGCTTTTTCATCAAAACTTTTCCCAAATTCAACACCGATTTGTTGAAGTTTAATTGCTAAATCTTTGTAGACATCTGCGATATCTTCCGCTCGTTTTTTTTCATCAGCAGAAAGTGTTTTCTTATCATCAGTCTTCTTTGTTATAGTCGGTGCATCAGATTTAGCAACCTCTTTATTAAAGTCCTTTACTGCTGTAGTTGCCTTTTTAACTGGTACTGATAAGAAATCAAAAGCTTTAGCGATACGTTTATTAGCATTCTCAAAACCTGCTGCAATATTATTTGCACCAATCATTTTGAAGAAACTTGCAAGGGTATTGTTCAGCATAGTTAAGCCACCCTTAACAATTGATAGAATACCATTCCAAATTGAAATAGCAACAGTTTTTAATCCTTCCCAAGCACCTGACCAATCGCCTTTAAGAACCGAACTAAATACTTTAAACCATCCAGAAATGACACCTAATACAGTTGCAATTACACCCTGAATAATTATAAAAGAACCTTTAACAGCACCAATTACATTACTTCCAATGGTATTCCAGATTGAAATAATATAGCCTTTAACAGTATTGAAAATTGATTTTAAAGAATCCCACCAATCACTAGCATAACTTATAATAGCATCAAAGAATGCTGAACCCTCGCCACTGACAAAATATGCTTTAACTGCATCCCAATTGGAAATGATAGCATAAGCAGCAGCAGCGATCGCTGCAACAACCAATGTTACAGGGCTTGCTAAAGCAGCAAAACCAACCATTAAAGCAGGTAAAACAGTTCCAATAAATACACCTAATGCTGCAATAATTGGAGGTAACACAATTGCAAAAGCGGCAAATGCTAATGTTATTTTTTGTGTCTGTGGTGATAAGGACTTAAACCACTTTGTTACCTCTGATAAACCATCAACTATTTTATCAGAAAATTCAGCTATATCTAAATTATTATTGATGATTTCTCCTAATTCAGCCAAATTCGAGAATACACCATCCTTTAAATTTTCAAATGCTGCCTTTACACCACCTGCTGCTTTAGGTAATTTTGATAGACCATTTACGATAGCATCCGCAACTTGACCAGATGTAATTCCTAATTCTTTTAATTCATCCGAACGAGCAGTTCCAAATGCTTCTTTGAGTAACGGTGTTACCTGTGGAATTGCGTCCTTGATAATGTTTAAATCTTCACCTAATGGAAAATCCGTATTAGCTAATTGAGATAACCCATACACTGCTCTTTCGAATTGGTCTGTGCTGCCACCGACTGTCGCTACAGCATTACCAAATGCCATTATTGATTTCTCTGCCTTTTCAGCGGTAAAACCAATTACTTGAAGATTCATTGAACCTTTAGTAACTTCCTGTAAACCTAGTGATGGTAGTTTTGCAATTTCTTTTAAGCGTAAAAATTGCTTTTCAGCTTCTTCTGCGCTACCTGTTATTGCAGTTAAACCATTTTTTAATGATTGAAAATCACCGAAAGCTTTAATCGCTGCACCACCTAATGCAGCTAATGGTAGTGACACATAGGTTGACATCGTGCCACCAAAATCTTTCATTTGGTTACCGACCTGTTTTAACTGGTCTTGTACTCCTTTTAATGCTTGTTGAAATCCAGAATTATCACCATCAAATATGAAATTTAAAGTATTATCTGCCAATTGGTTTGTTATTAAAAAACCCCTTAAATCTTACCTCTAAGGCTTGTTTTAAGGGGCGCATTCAAAGCATTACGCTTTGTTTATTTTTCCGTACTCTTTTGCGAGACGTTCAAAATCTTCTTTGCTTGGAAGGTCTTTTTTCTTATCGATTACTATATCTGATGGTAATCGAATGAGTTCTTCAGGCGTTAAGTGATTGGCTGAATCCATTTGGATGTTTAAAAGGAATGCTGTTTGCAATCTCATTCTTTGCCATTCTCGTTCATCTTTAAACATATAGCCTTTGGATATATAATGATACTCATTGTAGGTAATGCTGTAAAAGTCTTTTAAACTCATTCCGATTTCACCTACTGCCATTCCCAGACACTCTACAAATTCTATTTTTTTTTAGAATTTTTAGGTGCTTTGTCCATATCGTTATTTGATTGACTTAAAGCTTTACCATTGATTTGCGTTTCTAAAAAGGCTTTAAATATTCCTTCATATTGCTCTTTTTCAATCTGACCGAAATCATTGTACAACTTGAAATAGTTTACCTCGCCAACAATGTTATTAATCAGATTATAGTTACTGATACCAGCATAAAGCAAATCAACCAATAGGTCAAAAGCTTTTACAGGGTCTTGATCGATACCTTGAAAAAGTTCACCCAAATCATTTAGTGTAATACCTCTTTTTTCTGTTAGCAACTTGATAGAATACATACCGAATTGTACCCCAATTCTATCACCATTTAACTCCAAAAACATTAATCCCTTTTGCATAAATTACTCTCCTATTTATTTAAAATTGATTATGCTGATGCACCAACGGTTAATTTGCCACTACCTTTAAAGTTTACAGAATATGTAACTACTTCGCCATTGTCACCAGTAATTTCGTATGATTCAGCGTAAACAGTACCACTATAAACTACATTGCCAGTGGTTGCTGTCTTTGGTTTAAATTGTACGTTTAAAAGTGTACCATTGATAATTGCATCACTGAATTGATCAGTTGCACCCCAAACTGCTAAACCCTCCGTTGATAGTTCCCAACTTTTGATCGAAGGAATAAATTCTGTGAAAGCACCATCTGAATCTTTAGTAGTTGAATCAGCCAATTGTTGAGACATTTTGAATGTTGCACTACGTGAATTTGCAACTGGTACAGCACCAATATAAACCATAAGGTCTGTGCCTAAAAATTTTGTATTTGCCATTTATGTTTTATTCATAAATAGCTGTGAATAGGCTTATTGGATAGGTCAGAAAACTTAATTTATTTCAAGAATATCACTAAAAGTTGTATCGAGATTTTTTATATTTACATTATGCCTGCAAAGTATTTACCAGTGAAAAATGATAACAAGGAAGTCTTTGATATTATTGATGTAGATTCAGTCGTAGTGATACAAAACCATAAAGATGGTTGTATGGTCGTTACTTTAAATGCGATTAAAGGTTATGACACCTATGAGTTGGTAATCTCCTATAAAGAAATTAAAAGAATATTTACTGAAGAAAAAGTGGAGTTTTATGAGTCGAATGAACTGCTATTCTTATTGCGAAAAACAGGAGATGAACTTAAACCATCTCTAAACTAAAACAAAAAAAGGCAACCAAATAAATGACTGCCTATTCCTTATTATTCATAAACTAACAACTATTGTGATAAATGTATGAGTATTTATTTTTTAGTGAAATACTTAAATCTCGTATAAATGAAAAAAGGGATATAACAAACTAATGATGCAACCCCTATTATTATATAAACTGTCGCAAAAGTATCAAATAATACTGCACTACTCAATTGTTTCTGCGTAGATACCATCTGTACAATTTCCTTGACCTGTTTGATATCCATTGGTAAATCTTTGAAAATCTGTATTTGAGGTATAATATAAACCATTAGGTGTGTAGTTAGTATCATTCACAGATGAAGGTGGGCTATCGTGATATCTACCAGTTAAAGTAGAATAGTAAACTTTAATCTCATTGTTTGTATTTGGGTTCTGGTTCAAGAAAGTACAGCCTTGTGTGTACACATTTGTACGGTACTTGAAAGTATAAACCGTGTATGTTGGTATTGGTGGGTTTGTGTTACACCAGTTAAGTGGTTTTCTTTCGGTAATTTTGAAACTTCCACCTGCTTGATTTGACATTGTGTACACCAGACCTTCAACACCTGCGATATCCTGACCATCACTACCATCACCATCTGGTGACACTACGAAATGCGCCCCTTCAAAGACCAAACCACCAGAACCATTCACCTCTGCACCTATTGCCAAAGTATAATCACTAGTTCGAATTTGCCCAAAGGTTGATGAAGGATTTCCACAAGCATCTGTCATATACACATTATAAATGTATTGCCTGTTGGAAATATTCAAAACGTTAACTGCAGAATACATATCACCTTCGTCATTTCTATTGATGCTTTGCAATTCAATAGTTTGATTAGTAGTTAGGTTTTGCCAAATCATTTTACGACTTCGAGCAACCGTAACACCACCACTTGGAATTACATCCAATTGTGTTTCATTCCAGTTTGGTTCACCTTGAATACGATAACGGATAATCGGTGTTGTATTCAAGTACCAAGCTGATTTAAATGTTGCAACCAAATTGATGTACGCACCGACACCATTTGTTAGTGTAGGTAAACCAATTGGTGGTGCTAAAGTATTTAAACCTGCATCGACATAATTTTGTTGTGTTTGACCATTGTTATTTACACGAAGTGAACCAATTCTATCTGTTCTATGATAAACACTGTTAACACCATTTACAGTACATAAGCCAGAAAAACCTTCATTACCATCAGCATCTTTGGTAGTTAAAAATGCATCCAGATAAAATCTATCTTTCAAAACCTCTGGTGAATCTGTTGGAATCGCTCTGTAATTTGCAACCTGTTGACCTGTTGCGGAAATTGTATTAATATTTTTATTTAAGTATGCTGATGCTGGTGCTGCCATTTGTTCTTTTATTATAAATATTATGCTAAATGAAATTAGCTAATCCAGATGCAACCACTAACAGGTGCTACTGGTTCTATTGTAGGTATTATCATTCTATCAGTAGCCTTCATTGCTGGTGCTTCTACTTGACCAGCAGCGTAAATATTTGCCCTTGTCCAAATACCATTACCAATTGCTGTTTGAGTAACACCTGCTTCTGTGATTAACATTTGGTGACCTAAACCAACTTTTGATTGACCACCAATATTTGCGTGAGTCCATACAATACCATAACTATTGGCTAAATTTGTACCATCACCTGCTGGTGTATAAGCACCGCCCATTGAAAATACACCTTGATATCTTGTCGGTTCATAGACACCAACTAAACCATAACCATAATTACCTACATTATAATTACCTCCAACTGCATTAAATTCATTACCTCGTATTTGCGCTTCAACTAAAAAGTTTTTTCCACCATACACCCTTACCCAAGAAGAATCAATCATATAGATACCACCTTGATAGGTTGAATTATACCAACCCGTATCACCAGCACTTCTAAACCAGTTATTACAACTTATTGCACCAGCTAGACCGCTATCATAACCGCTCCAAATTCTACCACCATTTACAAATGTAGTTCCATAAGTGTATGCACCTTGAACATCAATACCTGCAATAACTCTTTCACTTGCTCTGAAATCTTTAGCCCTTACTTGCTCATATCCAGTTCCAGGGTTATTTAACATTTCAATAGCTCCATCCATCCCAATAGATATACTGGAAGCAACAACACCCTGCATATGTAAACCTAATCTTGGTGGTAGTGATTGGTCACCTAACAATTCTAATGGTGCTTGGTCATAACCTTTACCAGTACCACCACCTATTCTCCATCTTGAACTAGATAAAAATCCAGTTGGTTGAACAGATAATGAATGATAATTTGCTCCATCCCACCAGTTCTCTTTCCAAGCTACAGCAGCACCATCTGAATTTCTGGTAACATATTGATGTACAGTTTCATTTCGCATATCCCATCTAGCACCAAAATATGGTGCAGCATTATTCCAGATTTGCAAATGATTACCATCACGGATATGCAACGGTCTATATAAGTTATTGTTTCTTGAAGCAACTAAATCAAGGGTTTCTTCGGTAAACATAGTTGAAAGATATTTACCTGCATATCCGACAAATATATTCTCACCACCCAAATATCCATTTGAATCACGTTGTACAACTGTATTAGCAGCATTGTGTGTAGCAGTTGCATTAATATAAGCAGCGCTTCCCAATCCTAACCAATTTCTTACAGCATTTACATTTGCTGGGTGATAAGTACCATCTGTTTCTGAATACCCAATCATAAAGTGCTGTATTGCACCAACTTCTGAACCAGTATACACCGCACCGCCCCACCTAGTTGCTGATAATGCACTTCCACTAATGTTAACTGGTATTGTACTTCCAAAATTTGAATTATCTATTTTGAAATTTATGTTATTACCATCCCAGCCCCAATAAATTGTATTACTACCATTATAACTTGCAAGTTGATTTGCTATATATGACCTATCAGCTATCCTAGCACTATCAACCCTTACACCGTAACTATATGTACCATTCCACCCCATCAAAGTAGGATAAGTAGGTGTCCAAGCTTGTTGAGCATTTACATTACTAATCACTGCCCCACTTGGCGATAAACCCGCTGATGCATCGAAAATAGCGTGACCATCAGCATAGTTTCTCCAACGTAGCATTTTAGCCACTCCAATATCATATGGTGTATTATTAATATGTGTATCTACTTCAACACCTGCAATTCCACTTCTATAAGCTAACGAACCTAAACCTAAATCACTTTTTACTTGAGTGGTATCACCGCTATGATAGATTTGAAACCAAGGATTCCAAGCTGCTGCATCACCATTACGTAAACGCATTGAAAGTTTGCGACCATCACCATACTGACCGTTTAATTGTAAACCGTAACCTTGCGCACCAAAGTGACCTAAGTAACCGTTATGCGGTGCATTTAATTGGTAAGTAAAGTTAGATGTATGTTCTGGAACAGTATTAGCATCTGCATAAAATGTATTGAACCTGTGAAAGCTGCCACCAACATTTAAACCTAACCAACCACTTAAAGCACCTGCACTTGATTTTCTTAAAAACCCTTCACCATCTGTATAAACGAAATTTGCAATTGGTACTTCATCTGGTGAACCTGCTTGCATATTATAGTAACGTGCATATAAATCACCTGCTGAATTCCTTTGAGCCAATGACCAAGATACTACATCTGCCCTTGGTACTTCACTTCTATATGCCAATGAACCTAAACCTAAATTAACTCTAAAGCTTGTAGTGATAATATTACTACCATCATTCAACGCATAATTACCGGCAGCTTGATAGGTTGTGTTTTTCCATTTACCTGTTGAAGCATCATAACTAATCGATTGTCCATTTTGAAGATTGTTAAATGATACATCTTGCAATGAAGCTAAAGTTGTGATGTACCCCGATGGATTATTGCTATTAGAACCAGCAGCACCTAACCAGATACTTTGATTAGCACCAGAAGGTGTTGCTGGTATAACCAAATCATTCAACACTGTAGCATTATTCAACACCACTTTATTTCCTAATGGGTTAATTTGCAATTCTAAACCACTATGTGATTGAATAAAATTACGTGTACCATCAGTACCAATGGAGAAGTTATAATTAGAGGCAGTATTTGGATGATTTGAAGGTTTCAACCAACTGTTTTCATCTTTAAATGCAGCAGAACCTAAACCTAAAAATGAATTAATTACGTTTTTTCCAGTAGGTTTCCATTCCCCCGTATATGCGTCATAACCCAAAAACCAAGTTGATGATGTAGTTAGTTCTGATGATGAATATCTCTGACCATTCCAAGCAGTTGAATTTTCAGACTTACCATTGATGTTAACTAAGTGAATGTTTGGTTGCTCATCAGCAACATCATTTTCAGTCCTTAAATTCCAACCTGTACCATCCCAAGAATGTTTAATATAGTAATGTTGATTATCTATACTATAGTGTTTATAAACTTTGTTCTCATATGCCAATGCGCCTAATTCTGCTTTCCTTGCTAAGTAAACTATACTATTGCTTGTAGTATGGCGCATATATGGTACATCAACATTATTACCTGCAAATCCAGCATAGGTTGCACCATCAGATAATAAGAAACCGCCATAGTTACCTAAGTCATTAATGAATTGTGATAAATTAGTTGGCTTTGAATTTACTTGATTCCAGGTTGGCAACCAGTCAATGTCCTTAAATTTTCCATCAGTTTGTGTTTTAGTGTAATAATTAAATAGCTGTGATTGTAAAACGTAATCTCCAGCTACTTGGAAGTTTACATTTTTCCACTTACCAGTGTTTGAATCATACTGCAAGCTTTGACCATTAGCCAGATTTGAAAATGATACATCTTGTAATGATGCTAATGTTGTAATATTAGGTGCTGGAATATTACCAGCAGAACCAGCTTCGCCTAACCAGATACTTTGATTGGTTGAAGATGAAGCTGCAGGAATTAACAATTCATTTACTGCTTTGATTTTATTAAATACAACATTATTTCCAGTTGATAAACGTTGATTTTCTAAAGGATGGAATTTAGAATCAGCGGTTGCCTTATTATAAACATCAGCAACATTTGCTTTTGTGTTTAAACCATTTTCTACAAAAAAAATTGATGCTAAACCATTTATAATAGATGCATTCACATACCCAGCGTCATTAACCAGTTGTGATACATTTATTGGTATTAAAGGCTTATTAAATAGGTCATTATAATTACCGCTAAATAAAGCTGGCTTATTTCCAATGATTGACCAATCAACAGAGATTAAATATCTGCTATCAGCTTCGGTTTTATCATAGTAGTAATCACTTAAATATTGGCTACCTACATAGTTACCTAATGGTTGGAATTTACTATCACTTTGAATAGATGTGTAATAACCAGATAAATCTACATTACCAGAACCTGTTCCAGATTGGTTAAAAAAGGTTGAATAAACAGACCCATCACGAAGTTTAACGTTTAGCGTTGTTTTGTTTCCAACAGTACTAAATCCAACTTCTGTTAACGTTTTATTGTATGCTTCAAACCAATCATTTTTATTGGTTTCAGTAATGTTGAACGATGCAGAGCCTCGAAAAACTGGGTCTGTTTCAGTCTTTAAATAACCAGATTGAGTTGGTGTACCTTGATTAGTAAAACCTAGTTGCCCTAAACCTTTTAGGCTACCAGAATAACTTGCAACCTCACCAGAATCTGCATTTAGGTCAATTGACTCTAAAGCAACTTCACCCCAAAATGTATGTGTAAAACCATTTTGAATAACTCCAAATTGAATAAAGAAAGGTTCACTATTTTCAAATTGAGATAGGAAATAGGCAGTGTTAAATTTATCATCATCGTAAGAAATTAGACCATCAAATTCAATAGACCAATCTTTTATTGATGTTAAATTTTCCTTCCAACCATCAGAATCTTTGGTGGTAATATCGACTAAATTTTGTTTAAGCTTTAAGGCACAATTCTTAGACAAAGCAATTGGATTATCGTTTATGTCGTATAACAGAAATTCAGAACCTTCAAATATATTCCTAATCATTTTGAGGTTCTCCTTTCAATTGCTCGATGAAATTGCTAAACGTTACTAGCTTTCGAATAACATAACCACCAGTAGATTCTGATTCCAAATATTTAGTAGATACCAATTGAGTTGATGTAATATTCCAATTGTAATCAGAATAGAAATTTTCTTTTGTATAGACCTTTTCGAATATTTTATTAGCAATATCATCTGCCAATTTCTTACCGCCACCGCTTTTAAATCGAGTAACAATGTCAATCAAAAAATCAGCTTGGTAACCGAACGATAAGTTATCATTTAGTGGGGTAAGGTTGGCAATTGAGAGTATTATAAACGGTGCAACAGCATCTGCTGGCACAGTATCGTAAACAGGAATATTTTTACCTGCGATTACAGAGATTTGATTACTTAATTTATCGTAGAAAGCTTGTCTGTAAATGTAAGAAGGGTCTTTTGCAAAGTCGTTCATTACCTATAAATAGGAGTTGAATAGCTTAACAAGTCTGGAAGGAAACTTAATTTAATTGTATTTCTTGAATTTAAATATTTTTTACAATTTCAATAAATTATGTTCTTTATATGCGAACAGACTATTAATTGTATTTAAAACTAATAAGATTGAAGAGAACGTTGTATTAGTCTCCAATTCCCACCGTTCGTTTGTATTCTTATCAACTCCGTGTGCATCCCCCATTGAACGAAGACTTGATATTGCCGAAATCAAATGATTATGTTTGGGATGAATGAGCTCTTTATTTTGTAGCTCATTCCCAATCTGCCCTATTCCACTTGATTTTTTCAAGTTAACATTGGTGGCGAAGTCAAGCCTTAAAAAATCTTCAAATCCTCTACCAATATCATTAATAGCTTTTTTGGGGTCAGTGTTATATTCTAAAATGCCTTCAACAAAGTCATCAATTGACCTACTATTTACTTTTACAAAGTTATTTCCCAATATCTCGTTACAGAAAACCCTTGCCTCCAAGGCATCTCTTTGCTGCTTATCAATATCAAAACCGCTTGGAGTTGAAATATTTTTGCCTATTTCAATGTTGGCTAATTTCAGCCATTTTGTAAATACAGACTGTATTGTCTGTGAAGGACGATCAATGTCATATATAGCGCATACTAATTTTGCAGAATCAGCACTAGTTTTACCTTTTTTTAGAAAATTACAATATGTAACAAATGGTGGTAGCTGAACTAACTTTGATATGGTAAGTGAGTTAAATTCGCCTAGGTTTGTCGCCAAGTGATTAAAAATTTGTTTTTCAATGCTTACCACTTCGTTCGTAACCGAAATGCATCCAACGAGTTCTAACAATCCAATTGCCTTTTCAACATATTGCTTCGTTTTACCAATTTGTTGAAGCAATATTTCACGATTAATAATCTTTCCATTATCCTGAAAGAAAAAAATTGTTTCCAATACTAAGGAACAAAGATTCAGCGGTGAGTCATTAATACCAGTTTGATAATTAGCCATTTGATGTACTATTACCTTCCTGAACTTCCATTTTTATCATCTGAAGTGTATTCTCGATAAGGGCTAAATGACTTAAGCTTTGAATACTCATTTCAAGATTTAAATTTGGCCCTGCAATTTTTATATGATAGTTTGAAGGAACTGGTTTATGTTTTTCATTTAAGATCACAGGAACTGAACTAACACCATCATCATCATCATCAGAGTCTATAGTATCCTGAGAAGGTAAATCATCTACTTCCGATTCCTGTTCAACTAATAATTTAATGTCGGAATTTGATAGCTCTAATATATTAACAGAACCCAAAAGCTTAACAATAAATTTACCACCTTCTTGATAATATTTAGGTGCCTTGTCAGGATTTGAATCACGTAAAAAATGTTCTAAGTCTGTTAATGTTTTAGTTAACTCACCCTTAAAAAATTCTTCTTGTAAAGTACGATACAAAGAATGTGTAATCAAGTATTCTTTAAGTTTAGCTTTTGCTTCCGGTTGCCTGTCTGCTTTTAATTCGTAAAAAACATCTTTTATGATTGGTAAATCCACAACAACAAACCGTTGTCCAGCAGCAACTCTCGCCTCACTAATAAGTCCCAGGTATTTGATATATGCAAAATTTCGTGTAGCTGTATCTGCTTTCATTTTAGGAGATACAACTGACATTATCTGCTCTTTGGTGAACGTCTGTCCAGTTTTAGCGATGGCAAGTAGCACTTTCCAAATATTGCCGACATTTACAGAATTGTAGCTACTAGGTAGCTTAATAGATTCATTTTTAATCATAAAATAAGCGTTTAATTAACTAATATAAATATTAACTAATGAAATCACTATGTTGTGGAAAAAAAACGGCTAAATACCTTAGATGCCTAGGTTTTCAACAAATCCTTTAGATTCTTTTTTAAATTCTTCAATTCGTCATTTAATGCTGGATGAAAATATGGATGGGGCTTAATATTAACCTGCCTAATCCCTAAACCTTTGAATTGCATTGCATAGGCTTCAAAGCCCATCGGAACATCAACATTTGTTCCTGTGCCGTACTCAATGTATGGGCTATAATGTTTGTTATAACCTACTTCGAACCCATATCCATCTGCTTTCATTTCGATAAATCCAGACTGCATAATTCCGCCAACACTTTCAGCAAACGGTGTTGCAGCTAAATTAGCTTGTGCTTTGCTTAATATATTATATGCAGATTCGTGGATAGCTTCTGTAACTCCTTGTGTACCTTTTTGCTTTAGCTTGTTCAAGGTATTACTGATATTTTCAAGCCCTTCAACTCTGATCGTAAAATTAGGTCTTGCCATAGTTTATTGATAATTTTCATAAGGATTTTCACCCTCAAACAATTCTGTATTATTATCGCTTTCGGTACAAATCAATTTAAATTCTCTATCCAACTCATTAACATTAACTATTGAATGAATCGTTAAATCTTTACCCCTCATTTTGATATTATGCTTTTTTGAAATTGAAATATCAGAACGATAGCGCAGATAAATTTCAAAATAACCATCTAAAATTATCTGTGACTCTTGTAGTGTTCTCTTTTCATCTTTTGTAATCACCGATGCATAATCCTCAAAATCTAATGAGTATCTTGGTAATGTACCGCCAGCACCATCACCAATTGTTGAAACTGACCAAAATTGTATTAACTGATTATATCTGTTTGCGTTTTTCATATTAGAAGATGATTTGACTACGATATTGATTTAAGATGTTAATTGTAGTTTGTGAAAGCATTAGACCACTATTTTCTGCATCCAAATAGTTTTCTCTGTGCTGATAATTTGTTGCTATATCTTTCAATAAAGCCAGGTTAATTAATGCGTTTTGAGCATCTGTAATTCTTGATGCTTGTAGTTGTGCTGCATCCAATAATAATTGTAATAAAGCATCCTGTGTATTATTTGAAGGTGCAATATTTAGGTATTGCTTGATAATTTCTAAAGTCATAGTTATAGGAATAAAAAAAGGTGATGGATCAATTCCACCACCCTTATATTTGTTATTAGAACCTATTTAGATTAGGCTTTTAATTTAGTTTTTGCTGTTGCAAAAGTTCCAGATACGAATGCACCATTGTGGTATACTGGTAAAGCTAAACGCTCACTTACACCAATGGTTACTAAACCTTTTTGCGCATTGTCAGCATCTTGGTTGAAGAACTCAATGGTCAAGCCTTGACGCTCCTTAATTTCAGCACCCATTTTAAAGTCACCTACTAAGAATTTACCTTCATCAATTGAATTACTTTCCACAATTGGCACACCAGCAACTGACATATTACCAGAAGGGAACAAGTAAGCACCCGTAGAATCTTTAGCTAATTCTAATTTTGCTTTGTCTGTACCATTCATCATAATGGCTGTTGCAGAGTAATTAGCTTTGCTTACTAGGTTTACAGCAACACGCAATACATCGTATTCATTAACTGTTGCACCAGTACCTAATGTAATAGTCGTTGCAGAGAATGGTAATGCAGTTGTTGCTACACCTTTGATATCTCCAGTACCAAATAATAATTCTTGTGATTCTTTTTCAGCTAATTTAGCTGGCACTCTGTTTTGCAAATAACTTGTGATCCCATCAACATCAGCTAACATTTCTTTTGATACTACTAAGAAAGTAGAAATGGTTTTCACTAAAGCAGTATCTTGAACTAATGCGAAGCTAGATTCACCAGCTTTAACACCTTCTTCTTTGATACCAGCGTTATTTACATAACCCGTTTCTTTAGTGTATTTATATGCATCGCCAGATGTCGAACCAATTGCAAATAAATCTCTTGCATTAACCTTTATGTTAGCATAACCAGTGATGCCAGAACGAAATTCTGGAGAGATATCAGCTTGTGGTTTTAAAGCTGCTTTAATTTCATATTTAGCACCTAACACAGCACCTTTAGTTGAACTGATCGCTCCCTTAAATTCATCTTTAAATGATAAAGGGTTAACTGTTAAATCAACATTTTTTGCAGACAATTGGTCAAATTGACCTTGTAATTTCTCGATTTCAGATTTCAAATCTGCATTCGATTTTGTGATATCTTCTTTGATTTCTTTTCCGAAGTTTTCTAATTCTTGTTTAAGTTCCATTTTGTTAATTGGTATTCTATGCTGCTTTATAGCCACGCATCAAGGCTTTAACTAATTCTAAATCGTTTGCTCTTTTAACCTCTAATTCATTTGCTTCATCTATCGGGTTTTTAGTTTCCAGACTGATTTGAATCGGGTCTGGCTGTTCAACTGATTTTGTCGATAAGTCTAAAAATGTGGTCTTTAGCTGATTAAGATATATGCTTAATAAAGCAGTTGTTTCAGGCGTAACTTCGCCTTTTAACATCTTTTCTACTTTATCAAATTGCTGTGTAATTGATTCAGAGTCTTCAAATTGAGATTTGAAACCTAGGAAGGGAGTGGCTGCATTTGCGCCAAATGTTACACTTGAAAATTCAAATAGCTTTACTTCTTGAATCTCATTGTAATTACCCCTATTTGTTGATTTGATTGTTTTGAAACCAATACTGTGTTCATTTAAAACACCTTCTTTGTATAAATTTAAAACATCGTTACCTAGTTGAGTATTGGCAATTTTAGTTTCGAAGTATAAACCATAATCATCTTCTTTTAAAATAATAGGTCTACCTAATACTTGAGTTACATCGTGTTGGTAAAGGTGGAAGATTCGAGGTTTTAACGATTCAACACCATTTTCATTTAGAGATTTACTGAATGCACCTTTAACAATTAAATCACCATCGCTATCAACATTATTGAAAGCTGCCGCATAACCAGATATGATTCTGCTATCGCTATCAACATTAATATTTGTGCCTGTAAAAGATTTGGTGTTGTACTGTTTAACCATCTATTGCTTTTATCAATAAATAGGCTGAAGTACATTAAATTGAATAGGCAGGAATCTTAACTTTATTGTATATTTTTGGGTATGGACGACTTAGAAGACTTATTAACTGATCATAATGAAAGCAACTTTCTAGACTTTAAAGTAGAAGATTATCCAAAAGCTAAAAAACACGAATTGCTTAAGGACATACTATCATTTGCTAATTCCGATTATTCTGGTGATAGATTCATTATAATTGGCGTAAATGAAAAGACTGATCCAAGAACCTATTATGATGTAGAAATTTTGCAGGATTCCGCTGCCCTACAACAATTTATAGAAAGTAATATAAGTCCTGAACTGGAAGTAGATATCTATAAATATAATTTCGAAGGCAAAAATCTAGGTATAATTAAAGTGATTAATCCTGTCAATCAGCCGTATGAAATTAAAAAAGATTATGTGTTTAAGGTTGATGACGAAACTAAGGTATGGAAGGAAGGGACTATGTTTATAAGAGTTGGCTCAAAAACGAAATTAATGTCTCGTAAATATTTGGATAAAATTTATGAGAAAAATTTTATTAAAGAAGATCCATTTATTAATTTAATTTCAATAACATTTACCGCCAACAATAAAAGCACAATCGATTTTAAATCAATTGCTGAATTGACACTCCCTTCAGAAGAAGCAAGATTAGAATTAGCACACATCTTCCAAAAGAAAATGGCTTTGCAAGGTCTTGAATTTGAAAAGTATATTGAAGAAATGATCAATCAAATTGGTATAAACGAAATTGCAAATGAATTCTCTATAAAACAGTTAGAAAAAAAAATACAAAATGTTCATTTGGAATATCGTGATCAGGATAACTATTTTTTAAGTGAACAAACCTCTCATAAGTTCAATCTTTCAATTTTCAACAATAGTCAAACTGTATTAAAAAACACCAAATTTATAATTAAGTTCCCATTCGAAAACGGAGCAACACTCGTAACAAAAATTGTTAAAGACCCATCTCTAAGCAGATTAGAAATAAGCATACCAAATTTTAGTTATCCAACTATAGAGAACGAATTTATGCATTTAGGCGTCATTAAAATTGATAAGGGTGACATCAGACATAAATTGAGTACAGAAATTTTTGATGAGGATTTGAGGATTTATTTTGATCCCCAATTGATAGGTAAAAAAATAGATATCAATATTGAAATTCACGCAGAAAATCTTCCTGTACCTCAAAAGTTCAGTCTTAAAATAAATGTTGTATAATCTATGTATATCTGTGATGTATTGGAATAATACCATCTTCTTCAACATAAATAATATCACTCTCCAACTCTGTAGGTTGGAAAACAATCCCTGCTGCTTCCATTTCCTTAATTTCTTCGGGTGTCCATTTAATTGGTTCGTATTCCATTTTTATAATAGTTTATTTAATTCTTTTAGTTTCTCGAAAAACTCTTTCATATAAATAGGCAGGTTTACATCATTATTGCGATACATAACAAAACTTTCAGCGAAAAATTCAGCTTGGTTGCTTGCACCGTATTCGCTTATTTTATAAATATCACCATTACGCATCGCCATACGATAATTACTCAAATGCTCTGCTTGTAGTTGCTCTGCACGGGTCATATAAAATCGGTTTGCCCTACGTACCTCATCCATATACCTCACACCATTTAAACCACCTAATAATTGGTCTTGAATGATGTGTCCATATTCGTGAATCATAGTGTTTTCAAGCATCGTTTCAGCACCATATTCAACTGTCCAACCATTAATGAATAATGCCTTCTTTTCGTATTTTTTTAATCTTTCATACCAAATGAAGTCTTTTGTTTCAGCATATTTTTTTCTAATTAATTCTAAGTTAGATTGAAATATCTTTTTTTGGGCTTGACTACTAGCATAATGGCGAGCCATCATATTTTCAGATTTCCATAGTGAATGTCTCATATTCAAAGTTTGGAAATTAGCAGACATTAAGGCCGATTTGCTTCTTACTTTTGTTCCAAATTCTCGTAGCCTATTTAGTTGATACTCGTTCTTTAAATCAAACGCTAATTTATTGATTCTGTTTGCGATATCAATATCTTTTAACCAACTATGATCAACAGACTTAGTTAAATGTGCTTCTGCAAATGCAGTTGCTTCGCTCATTGTTTTAGCAGGTTTGAAGACGTTTATGTCATCCAAATCAAGTGGTAATGGCTTAGTAAAATCTAATTGTGGTTGTACTTGTTTAGGTGTTGGTGGTTTAATTGTTTTTGGTTTATTAACACCTTTACCTACTACTTGTGAAGCTGGTATAAAACTTATAATACACCTACAGTTTACTATATTACTTGCTCCTGCTCCGTTGCTCCCATCGCAAGGATGCGCCATACTTTCACCGCCAACAGTAAATAAACCATCAATTGGAATAGCAGCACTATCGACCATACCCAAATGAGCATCACGTGTTTTTCCATCTACAGACCTGGCTATCCATTTTTTGTATAAAACTAATCCAGAGGTTTTTGCTGCATATACTGCACCTTTATTACTTCCAACAGCATTTTCTGTTCGTGCGATGGTTAAAGCACGTTGTTTGGTTTTAATTGAATCAGTTTCATCGAGTATCAGTTTAGCTATTTGTTTGTGGGATAGTTTTTCTTCAACACCTCTTTGAACTATCTGCCTAATCTGTTGCTTAGTAGTTTCATTTACCTTACTGACTTTATCTGCGATTTCTTTAGTCTGCGAAAGTCTGATAAATTCATCTTTCCAGATGTTGATCTTTGGATTTTGATTGGTCGGGATGTACTCCTTGGGTTTACGTGCTGCTTTGGTTTGATATTCTGGTTTAAATGATTTGTATTTATCCAACGACCGATCAACCAGCAAAGCCATTTCAACACCTATTGATTGATAGATTGCGTTAATAAAGTTTAGGGTGTCTGATTCCCTTACCAATAAATTAATTGGCGTATTAGGTTGTGCTAAGTATTCATCACTGGCATATTCAAATTGTCTTTTTAAACCCTTTAAAACGATCCTATAACTAAGTTTTTCGTGTTTTTTCTGCAACAATAGATAAGCCCTGTAGTATTGCTTATCGTTCATTTTTAATAGTCTTCGTTGCTAATTGGGTCGTTACCGATGGTTATTGATTGCTCATCGATTGGAACTAATGAATTTGGAATGTAAATCTTATTCATTTCATCTGATGGAATTTCAGAATACTTGACCGCTGCACGTCTTTCATTTGGAGTTAACCACCATTGCCTTTCCAATTGATTAACCATCTTCTCCATATCTAAAGCCAATTCTGGAAGCACCGAAATATCAAAATCGATAAAGTATTGCTTACCATCAGCTTTTGCATACGCTGGCAATAACCATTTATTCAAACTATCTCTAATTGCAGTTAATTCTGGAACGATAACATTATATACCAATGACTTTTCAGCTTGCTCATAATTAGCAAATGTTTTATCATCTCCACCTAATAAGATACTTGGTACGCTGTAGATATTACACAAGTCACGTAAATTCAAATCCATTTGTTGAAGGATCTGGAGATCATCTGGTGATACACCAAATTGTGTCCAAGCTAAATCAGCAGATACCATCATTATCTCGTTTGCACCAGCGTTTTGAAACTTATCTTTTAACGCTTGCATTTGGTCACTATCCAACGATTGGCTTTTATCGAATAACATCCCATAAGCACCTTTATTAGCCAGTATTTCAGTCTGGCTTTTGTAGGCGGTGTTGTTAAGTTCTAATACTTTTAAAGCCGCTTTAAGTGGTGATTGACCGTAAAGCTGTAAACCACTATTCCAATCTGGATTCCAGTATTTTATGTGTAAAACTGATTCTTTGTTTAAGCGTGTATTGCTACCAGAGATGTTATAATAATCTACTGTTTGGTTGCCGATGATGTTAACTAGTTGGCTCGGAAGTACAGATAATCCTACTATTTTACCTTTGTTAACACCCATATCTGGGCTTAATCCGTATATGTATGAGTTACCAGTAAGCAACTTATAACCTATTGCATTTTTTAGAAAATCACTAAAGCTTTGTGTTTCGTTTGGTTGATCAAGCAATGATAAGATAGGATGTGATTCGATTTCTTTTAGACTTTGCTCCTTTGTGACTAAAGCTTTTGTGCTGATTAGGTTACCATTGGTAGCTAATGATTTATAAGACTTTAACTTTTGACCATTTTTAACCTCATACAGATAAAATGGAACGGATGATAACTTATCAGTAATTAGTTTAATAATGCTGTAAACAATAGGGTTGCCAGCGTAACCATTTGTAATGTATGTCTGGCTGTTATCATTAAGCCAGTTTACACCACCATTCCCAATTACAGGATAGATTAGAGGTTGTTTTGATGCCTTCTGATCGGCAATAGTTAATGATGATTTTTCATCGTAGAATAAGTTTTTCCAGAATCCCATTTATGCTTTCTTCATAAATAGTCTGGAAATAAAAATATGCATGGCTTCGCCATGTATGAATTATTAAACAAAAAATCCCACCTTCTTCAATTCAAGGAACTCCCTCATAATTAGGCTATCACTAAAATCGGGTGAATGACCGATTATTGATTTAATTACATCTTTCGAAACTACTTCTAGCTTTCCAGTATCATTATCAATATTGGTACGTTTTAACTGTTCCAGTTCTGTAATGATGTTTTGTTTGTAGGTTGAATCTTTAATATAATAACCACCTGTTGCAGTTCTCTCACACCATTTGTATATGCACTGGGTTTTTAAATTTTTGTAGTTCTCATTATTAAGTGCCTTAGCACCATTATGAAACGCTTTCGCACCTTGGAGAAACCCACCAACAAAATTACCAACACCATCAGCATCATAAACTATTCTGGATTTTGGCACTCCATAAGTTGAAGACATATTTTCAATTGCTTCAATTACCTGTTTACCATCAGATTTTGGTATTACTTTGATTTGTTCTGCAACATAACCACTCCAATAAGTTAGTACCATCTTATCAGCACCTTGCATAGCAATATCTGCAGTTATTGCTTTTTTAGTTAAATCTCCTGTTATATGGAAATTTAAAAATAAATCTAAAATCTGATCATAAGTTAATAATGCTGTTGGATCGTTATTATAATCCCAATTCCCATACAATAACCTTTGCTTGGATGCATTATCTAACGTCTGCAGGTTATCAATGTAATGCTGTGATATGTAAGGGTTATCAACTGCTAAAGCCTGTATAAACGCTTTATAGTCTTCAATAGAACCATCTTTATCAAGTTTAAAAAAATTACTATAAACCCAATTCTTAGATGGGTTACAACTTCCTAATATTTTCGGAATTATACCATAAACGTCTAGCTTATATCTAATACGTGACTTTACTATTAACCAAGCTTTTTCACTTATTTGATTGCACTCGTCTATAAATGCACCTGTGATTTCAAGTGAACCAAGTCCATCAAAATTGGGGTCTGATGGATATGTAAAAAGGTCTTTTAATATGATTTCAGAGCCATTAAATAACTTGATAATGCCAGACTGCTGATTGTAGTTAAAATGTGTATTAGGTTGAAGACCTTGAATTCTACATACATCAAAGAATGAATTTAAAGTCGTTTCCTTTAATGCTTTCAGCTTAGACCTACCTAACAACCATCGTGTACCAGCGTACTTTATAGCTGATTTTAATATCCAATAACACCCAACAATTGATTTACCACCACCAGCACCACCACCGAATATAATCTCTGTATGTTGCTTATCTTCTAATAAATCAAGTACTAAGGTTTGTTTTAAGGTTAAATCCACTAGGGTTTACCCTTTCCATCGGTGTACGTTTTATTCTCATTCCAAACTATACTCTCGCCTTTACTGGTGTGGTCAATTTCCTGCTTATCAGACCATTTATACTTATTCTTTAATACAAATATTGCGATGGTGGCATTGATTTTATTTGTACCTGCTTGTAGCAAAAGATTGCTCTCAATTTGGGCTTCAACCCTTTTTATGGCTTGAAAAACATCATCATCGCCTTTAAACTTATTTATCCAGAATGACCAAAGCTCACTGTACAAGTCAATTTGTGCCAGTGCTACACCAAGATAAAAGATTTTATCGTGCTTTACATTCTCAAGTATTTCATCTAAAATTTTTAACGTATTTTGTCTAGTCCATTTTTCTGCGGTTTTGTTCCCTTTTTTAGCTGCCATCAACTATAAATAGTAGGCTAGAATAAATAAAATCTGTTAAGTATATTCGTTGAAATAATGAACCTATGGGATATTTAAGTAAAAGTGGTCGAATTTTAGAGAACGCCCTAGTTATAGGTAATCTGAAAAATATGATTGTAGCGTTAAGTGATAGCGCATTAGCTTTTAGTGGTTTACCATTGCCTATTACAACTGTAGTTTCTGAAGCTATATCAATTTATGATAAGGTCAAAGAGGCTGCACTAATGGATAAAGCAATAAAATTTGCTGAAGATTTTTCAACCATACCTATTAATGATCGAGAAAAATTAATAAATGACATCAATGATGATCCAATTTATGGTCAAGGTTTTGGCGAATTTTTGTTAAATTCATTTGATAGGTTTGATTTTAACATTAAAGCAAAATATCTCGCACGAGCTTGCAAATACTATCACCTAAATTACGTCAACAGGGAAGACTTCATTCGGTTGAAAACTATAATTGAAAATATAAGTATGCCTGACGTAGATAAATGGATTCTAATTAAAGATGATTTATCGCACGAGCGAACTAGTTTTGGAGCATTCTTTGACATCCCGAAAGATGAGTCCGACCCTGCATATAATACCTTTTTGAATCTTGGAATTTTATATAGAGAATATGATTTTGAGTCACTTATAACTTCTAAAGAAGTTTTTAGCACAAATATTGCTAGAAGCGTTATGAAAACTAAATTAACAGATTTGGGACAGAAAGTATATTTCATTATTAAAGACTTAACGCCACATTCTAACATAATATATGGATGGAAAGGATAAAAACCCTCTACCTATTAAGGTAAAGGGTTGATTCTAAGGTATAGCTATATTAGATCAATTCATTCACATACCCTGCATCAGTCAATTTCTGCGATATAGCAGAATATAAATACGCTTCATTAATAACATCATCAATACCTGGGCTTAACTGATAAGAATAAGGAAAATCAATTGCTTGGTAAGGTGCTGCACCGTTACTTTTATCTGTTGATGACTTATATAACGAGAATTGCACCATAAGATTTTTATTGCCAGCCATACTTGGCATTGTTGGATTTTGAACTAAATATACAGTCTCATTTAACGTATAGCTTGTAATCTCCAAAACTGAAACTTTACTTGTAAAGCCAGCATTCTGCTTCAACTCGCTTGTAATTTTAATCATTTTTAAGCTGTTTTTTCTTCTGATTGCTCAACTGTTAAAAGTTGCGCTAAGGCTCTCAAAGAACTATCTAGAATCGCTGCATCTTGGCGATTTAATTGAAGTGTACCAGTCATTTGATACAAAATCTCGAATGCCTGTTTAGGCTCAATTTGTTTATTTTCCATTTTGTTTATTTTCTAATTTTTTGATCTTATTGCTGTTAATAGCTAATCCTACTATCATTAGGACAATAAATCCCAATGCCATTGCATCTGTTGCGATGCTGAATATTGTTTTAACCGTTTCCATAATCTTCTAATCCTACTATGTATAGCCCTATTAAAAGGACTGAAATTATCACAACGACTAACTGCATTGATCTTCATTTAATTTGTGTAATAAGCTCTCTATCTCGGCTTGAAATTCTTTGTCTACGCTTGCCAGATCAAAGGTTTTTTGGCTTAAAGTGCAAATCCACTCAGGGTGTAGGTTCAATCGCTCCGCTATATAACCGCTATTTATGTGTTGGTGTGTTTTGGCGATATAGGTTATTTTGCGCCTTGCGTCTGTTATAATTGGCACTTTAGTTCTGATAACTAAATCAGATTTATTTAACTGACATTCTACGCAAACCAAATCAATTATTTTCTCCAGTTTTGATAGCTGAATGGCCTTGATGAATGCCTTAATGTTCTCATATTTCTTTAAATCGTTCATTTTAAAAAAAATAGTTTTTTGCTCTTTTTGTGGGTAATTCAATTATGAATTTATCCTTAATTCCATTATTCTCAACTGTTGAGATCGGACACTTTTTTATACTCAATGTAACTTCATTTAACCTGATCTTATCAAGATCATAGAGCCTTGCAATACCATCGTTGAAGATCAAAAAGTAATAATGGTGACCATCTACTTCCATCATTCTCTGTAACTTATCATATTCAAGTAGATCGGTATCATACTCATAGCTTTTGCAGTTTCTTTTTTTCAATTCAAGAAAAAATGGTTTACTCTGTTTCATCAGAGTGGCATGCGTATGCCCACTTAAATCATAAGCTGCAGATCTTTCTTCAACTTCAACTAGTGTTACTTTATTACCTAAAATGCTTATCGCCTGTTCTCTGCCGACTTTTTCAGCTAATGTGTAATAACTTATCATATTCATAATCTTATTTTTTATTTGTTTTATATTTATAAATAGTAGGCTAGTTGAAAAAAGTAGCATTTATTTGAAAAAATATTTTACAGCAAAAAACCCTTACAACATCCATCGTAAGGGTTTTAAAAAATAATTTATAAGTATTGCAAAATCAGGCGATCCTACATAAGATAAATATATACCAGTTTGATTTTTTTCTGTAGACTATAAATATTTATTTACAGGGATCAGATTTAACCACAACATCTTCCCAACCACCTCTAGTATCCTCTCTGTACTTTTGCCACGCTGCAGAGTTATCAAAATCACACTCACAATGAACTGAACCATCAATAGTTGACCTAATACAATCAGGTACGAAAAAATAAGCGTAACCATAACCTATTGCGAAAAAAATACCAATAAGTACAAAGAATGGCAATATTAATCTTCTAGTCTCCATATTAGTAGCAATATTTTTCACCTACTACTAATCGTGTTAGGCTTTTGTTAATAATCGAACCATTGCTTAGGGTAATCTTGTGATCGATTATACCACCAGTATTATTTTGAATCGTTTCAATTTTTGAGACTGTAGGGCATTCTGGTTTAACTGTTTCTTTTTCGCATCCTGCAATACCTAGTAAAGCAATTGAGAGCATTAATATTGTCTTTTTCATATGTATATTTAAATGCAAATATAGTACTTGTGCTATATAATCAAAAATAATATTTCTTAAGCTTTGTTGGAATGGCAACACCCAACCCAAAGGATCAGAAAGCTATTGAAAAATTAGGATCAAACATTCGCAAAATACGAATGAGTAAAGGGATGACTATGGTGCAGCTAGCTGGTGAATGTGAAGTTGAATACACTACAATTTCCAAAATTGAAAGGGGTTTAGTTAACACGACCATTTCAATGATAAGCATCATCGCTAAAGCCTTAAATGTACATCCTACTGCTTTATTAGAGGATTAATGTTTTACCTCACCAAATGCCAATATTTTATTGCTGAATTTTGATCTGCATCTTAAATTCATTTTCGATCATATCTAGTATACCATTTAATCTAGCTATTTCACATTTAAGACTGCCAATTTCTAGATCTTTTGGATCGTGTTTGTCGACTTTAACTGCTTTCAATATTATTCCTGTATTATTTTCCTTTGATCCAGCTAATACCTGTGCTAATTCAGCATTCATATATTCTTTTTTCATTAATGGTTTCAATGCCTGTTTGAATGCCACTACCTGTTGTGTTTGTGTTTCAATTACTTCTTGTTTCATTTTCTTTATTGTTGTTTTTATGTTTTTGCTATTGATATTATCATTCTGATCTTTTACATAGCGTTTAAATTTCGACCAATATTTTTTAACCGTTTTAATATTCATTTTGCTCTCTTTGGCTACCAGTTGTTGTGTAATCTTTCCAAGTAATCCAAAATCCCAGGATTCAATTATTGAATATATTTTTTCTTCGCCTTCTTCTCTGTGATGATCTGATTGTGTTTGATGTACAATGGTCATTTTTTCTTCTTTAGTTAATCCACAACTATCACTAAAAATCACACATCTACCCTTTGGGGACTGTATTGAATATAATTTGTTTTCTATAAGTTGTTTGTGTAAAGTGTTTGTGATTTTAATCAACTGTTTGTTATCAATGGGATTTTCACAGGCAACTGGGTTGACATTTTGTAATAGTCCAAGCAATTGATTAAAGTTTAGATGTGGATTTAATGCCAAAACATTTGTACCATAAGCTAAGAAGAAACTATAACGACTTCCATCTTTCAACTTTTTATTCGCAATAAACGCTTTTACCAAATCAAATCGATTTTTCCAGTTTGAAACATATTTTTCTGAACCAGTTATATATTTTTGAGTATTATCAAATCTTAGTTTTTCAAAAACAGCCCAACCGTTAGATATATGTGTTTCTGTTTTTTGTATTATTGAACCCTTGGGTCTTTTTTGAATATTATCTAATTCATTACTGGATGCATTGAATATCATTGCATCATCGTTTATATAAATTTCGGGATCAAAACTTAAAATATTAAATTGAGAGTGTTTAATTGCGTTCTTATCTGAATTATGGTAGATACCTAAATGGTCACAAATAGATAAATAAGTAGTCTTAAAATTTGATTTCGTTACACCTTCAACTTTGACTAATACAGAATAACCTTTACCACCAAATGAGCGGTAATATGAATAGATTTTAGATAGGTCTAAGGAATTAATATCAAATTCTGGGGAATCTATATCAACATATATTAAACCTGTGCTAGAAACGATATTATCATCATTCTTGTAATTACTATAAGTGAAATTATAGGTTACACAGGGAATAGATTTTTTGATGTTTTCGTACATCAATTCACCTTTCGAAAATTTTCTTGCCTCGGAAATTAATGCAGAATATTGTGATAATTTAATTTGATCAAACCAATCTTTAATGTTTATGATCGATTGTACGGTTGGATGCGCTACGCTTTGGTAGCTGTTGATTTTTGCTTGCAACGTTTATATTCATTTCTCTTATTTTAGGTTGTAATACTGATAAAGAGAAGGCTGGATAGCTACTTCCAGCCCTTAATGAATCATTTAACACATTACAACAATATGTTTGCAGGTCACCCTACTACAATAAATAGTCTCATTAATATTTAAATTAAGTTTAATTGAAAATATTTTTTGATTTAAAACTAAAATATATTAGAATTGATCGATACAAACAATTCTAAAGAAAAATTTATCATAAATAATATGAACAGTATATTCGATCAAGCAGACATTTACTTAGCAATAATAGCCTTAGCACCAAATGACATTATTAATATCACAAAATACGATGATTCAATAATAAGATTAAAGGAGATTAGCGGAGATACAGGAAATCCAGAAGGAAAGCCTTCCTATTACAAAATATTGGGGACTGATGTTGATAACGGTCAGAAAGTTTCTATAAACGTAGAAGAAATTAAAAAGTATTCTTAACAAAAAGGCAGGGATTACCTGCCTCAATTTCTAAAAATGAGTTAATTTTATATCCTGTACGAAAATTTCCCCTTGGCGATTAATAATTGTCACTACAAAGAATTCGTTGTTAAACTCTATAGCAACTAATTTTCTCTTACCATCTTCCAAAGAACTAAAATCGAATTTGTTTTTAGCGATTGAATGAATTGCAAGGATTTCATCAACCGAATAAATTGGTCTAACTTCAAGATGTAGTTCTTCTTGCATAGCGTAAATCAATTCCACCTTCTTGTGTTCAAACTCTAGCTCAACGTTGTACACCTCGCCATTTTTTAACTTTTTTGTTTCCGAAAGAATATCGGGAATAGTATTAGCAAAATCACGGACTTTTATCCAATAATCATTATCAAATTTTCTCATATACAAATTTAGAAATTCCAAATTATTTCACTTGCTATTTTATAAATCTGATATATTCTTGTTTTGTGAGCGATCAAAACACCATATCAGTTTTATTACAGCAAAACAAAATGCTATTAGATAAGGTGTGTGAAATCTTGGAAGAAAATAAATCGATCAAGAAACAACTGAATGATCTACATACAATTGTAATGTCTAAGCCTATTACAAAGACTAATAATCAGAAAATAAAAAAGCCAACTAAAAAAGAACAGTTGGCTATGATATTGGAAAAAAGAGCATTTAACAACGTTACAAAAAGTAATTAGTATTATCATCTGGTGATATATCACAACCAATATTTTGCAAATATATTTCGGTAGTTGACTGGTGTTGATGCCTACATTGTGACCTAACAAAGTCTAAAGCTTTTGCACCACCTATTTCAGACTTTAATCTATTATAGCGATGTTGTACGCCAGAATGTTTGAACGAATAAATTGTTTGACCTGGCTTTTTATACATATCTGGATTAGCCTTTTTAACTGCCTGTAACATCACATCAAAATCTTTTTGGATGAAGTTAACCGCTAGTGGCGAATTGCGCTTAGTAAGGCTCATAATCACTTTATTTGGGTCATCAATATTAAAGTTATAGTGACTAACATATCTTTCGAAAACATCGATCAAATCTGGATGCATCTTTACTTTGTAAATTTTATCGTCATCACCTTTTTTTGTGATATCACCTGACATTTCAAGTTGTTTTCCAATTAAGTTCAAATGTGCAAAAGTCATTCTTCTGGTTTCAGATTTACGGATATAGGCGTAATAAATTATTTTCAAGAATAATTCCAATCTGACTAACTGATTTTCTCTGCAGTAGTTGAAAATGATTTCAATTTCCTTTTCGCTGAATGTTTGGAATCTAGTTTTTTTAACTCCATTAGTCTTATAATTTTTAATACCTGCTATTGGATTTACTGGTAAAATATCAAATTCAACGAGTTTACCTAAAAATGCACTAATCCAACCTTTGCGAACGTTAACGCTGCTAGCTTCCCATACTGTTGATTGTTGATGGTCGAGATAATTTCTTAATGACAGCTTTGTTAATTCTCTAACATCATTAATTTTCAAATTTTTGAAGTATGGTATAAATTGATTCTCGAAAAACATTCTAATATTTCTGGCACTATCCTTCTGTTTCTCTGTTGGCCGATCATAGCCCATCTTATTAAAATAAAAATTGAAGTTGTATTCCAATGTAAATTGTTTTTCAGCTTCAAGTTTTTTTAATTTTACCTGCTCATACCCGATCAATGAATTTTCTGGATCAATACCCATCTCTAATTCTTGAAGGACAGCAGCAATTAAAAGTTCAGCATTTTCTTTTCTTTGAGATAATTTTAAATCTTTTCCGTTGATGCTCAACCCATAGCGTTTTCCAAACTCTTTCCTGTATTCTGCTTTGCGATCAGGGTACTCAATTTTGTATCGCACCATCCATTTTTTACTATCTTTGTCGCTCAAAAACGGAGCAGTAAATTTAAAATTTTGCAT